TCGCCTTGCTTTGCCCTTGGTTTTGGGGTGCCAAGGGATGTGCGAGGAAGGGAAAGGTGATGTGCCACTATAGGGGGGGGCCAACATAGAGCATAGCTTAACATAACGTAGAGCAGGGAGGCTCCCTGGACACCACCAGGGGGCTTCCCCTTTGGGGATTTTCCCAACGTTATGTAAAGTGGAGTTATGTCAAGACTTCTACCTTACATAAAGCTACTTGACATAAGGGATACCCCCCCCTGGGGGGGCTACGGGGGCACCCCCTCCCTATATCATAATGCCTGATCCCACTCATATTCCACCGGTATACCAGATCCCCATGTGATATGTTTCACAAATGGCCCTCGAATGGTCTTTCCAAAACGTGCCATGAAAGTGTCAACCGCGGACGGATGGGCGTTCAGGGGGATTACCGGGAGGTTGAGCCATAAGCTCAACATCCTCGTCCGTTCGTCCAATATCTTAAGCGGACGGATTTTGCGGACGAGATTTCGTAGCTAAAATGAGGGATCTGTCCGCGTTTTCGTCCGCGAAATGGAGTTTTGTAGCTGGCCTAATGGGGTTGTAGATATAAAATATGTTACATGAGGTTGCAGATTGTGACCTCATGGTATAAGAACTTGACATAATGGAGGGAATGTGGTATAATGTACGGTGGTGGCTTATGGTTGAAAAAGAACTTATAATCGTTCCCCCAGCGGTGCTTACCCCAGAGGGAAAGGTCAACGTCCCCATAGATCATAATGCTCTCCAAGAGCTTTTGGATATTTTTGGGCAACTTCCCGGGGTGCAACAGGATTGGTTACTCACGAGATTTCCTGTGGCTGAAACTGATGAGGAAGCCACTGAGCTTGTGGTTAGAGGTGGAAGAACTCTCTCTCACTCTACGGTAAAGGGCTGGAAGGGCAAGAGCGCGGAGTTTAAGAGAGCTTATGATCTTCTGTCTGGGAGACTTATAGACTGGGCCAAACATTTAGTGATGTCCATCGAGGCAGGAAATGCCATCATCGCAGCGATGGAGAAACGTAGGTTGCTTACCAAACCTTGGAGTGAGTTACAGGCAAGAGAAGCTACCGCAAAGATGCAGGGGATCGAGGCTTCTTTGGACCGTACCGTGGGGCGCAAACAAGAAGTGGATGTAAATATTATTCGAGTTGAAGACTTAATCCCAAAGAGATAAATGAGCCTCCTCGACGATCTCGTCAACGATGAGTTACTCTTCGCGGAAACGTTCGTCCGCGTAGTAGATATGTCCTCTCATGGTACGCAAGGGAAGTTAGTGCCCTTTAGACTCGACGCCATGCCCATGCAACGAGACTTTGTGGACCGGATAATCAAGAAGCGGAGGACGCGGGTAGTGGAGCTAAAGGCGAGAAGGGTAGGGGGTACTACTCTTTTTATGGTCTTAGGGCTAGTGAGAGCTATTCTCAACAAGAACTTCCATGTAGGGTTGATTGCCCAGAACGAACCCGAGTCCATACGATTTGGCCGTATGTGGAAACAACTGTACATGGATATGATCCCCAAGGTCTCCATTGAGGGAATGGAGTTTGTCCCTAGACCTGATGCAGGTGTCTTCTCTGACCATCTCATAGAGTTCCCTCAGACGGGGAGTTTTGTAACTGTGGGAACAGCTGGTTCCACGAAGCTCTGGAGGGGCCAGAGCTTTAACATGATTATTGGTACGGAGGTCTCCAAGTGGGATGTGGGACGGCCAGTAGGAACAGCGGAGGAAACTTGGGCCGGTGCTGTAGGCTCTTTGGTGCCTGGAGGGTTGGCAATCTTGGAGTCAACCGCGTATGGTACAGGTGGTTTCTTCTATGATGTTTATGAGGGAGCCAAGAGGGGGGATAACGGCTGGGCGCATGTATTCTACGATTGGAGATGGCATCCTATCTACCAGCTTGGGATAGAAGACGACGATACGCTACAGGCAGACAGGGGGCCAGTAGTTCAAACAGATGAAGAGATGGCTCTTGGTCTTACAGAGGGGCAGGCTCGTTGGAGGCGTTCTACCTTAGCTTCTATGACGGGGAGCACTCCAGAGGCGCGGTTGGCTTTGTTTCTACAGGAGTACCCAGAAGACGACGTAACTTGTTTTACCACTTCGGGGAGTCCCTTCTTTGATATAAGGCATGTGGATGACGTTTTCCGTAGGGCTAGACCTATTATGAGGTCTGAGGAAAGTGGATGTCTCTCAATATGGCAGACTCCAAGAGTGGGGGAGAACTATGTCATAGGGGTAGACCCCGGGGGAGAAGTGGGAGCTAGGGGAAGTAAGGTAGGGGCCAAAGACTTCGCCGCTGCTACTGTTGTGGATGGTAGGGGCAATCATGTAGCTTCTCTACATGGGAGATGGGACTCAAAGACATTTGCGGAGCTGTTGGTGACATTGGCTAATAGATATAACGAGGCATTGATTGTAGTTGAGTCGGGACCATATGGGGATGCTGTTTTGTTGGTGTTAGCAGCATATTTACAATATAAGTATATATATTCAGAAAAGGACCCCGTGTCGGGGAAACCCATCAAGATGGGTAAGAGAACTACCATAGGCTCGAAGCCTTCTATGGCTGATAATTTTAAGGAACTCTTTGAGACTGGTACTTTTGATACCCATGATAGGGATCTCTTAGGGGAGATGAGGAACTTCCATAGAGTTCCATCGGAGAGTGGGCGTATTGGGCTTCGAGCTATTGCGGGGCATGATGATAGGGTAATGTCCGCTATGTTAGCATTGTGGGCGTGGACTGAGGGTGGTTGGCGTAGGGGGAGAAAGGGAACTAAAATACATATACCGGGGAGGGGATAATGGCCGAACCTTATGCATTTACTCCACATAGCCAAGGGGAAGACCAGGAATGGACTTCTTGGGATATGTATGGAACTCCAGGGACCTTGAGTGTTGTACCCGACATGTCGCCGATGGGTTTGGGAAAAGAAGTGGAGGCGCTGGCTAAATCTTATGTGGAGAGAGATAGGTCCTTTAGGGAGTGGCAAAGCCTCTTGGACATGGTGGATCTAAACAAAGGTGGGGGCTTAGAGTCTATGGTGACAAACGATGCCCGCACCATGTTTACTCTCTCAACGTTCTTGTCCTCTGCGGTTACTCCGAGGAGGAGAGTAGCTATCGGCTCTCAGGGTGGTAGGGCAGATAAAGCCTCAGGGGAATCAGAGAGAGCGTTGACTTCTTGGTGGGATTTTGTAGATCAACAAAGGATAGCTAGTGGTTATAACCCATTTCAGCAAGATTTGGCTTATTGGATGTGCCTTTATGGGTGGTATGCCGTACAATTTATGATGCTGAAGGGGAAGGATGGTGAGCCTATACCCATAGCTGTTCCCCTAGACCCTGGGGAGTGCTATCCTTTTTATGCGGATGGACTGGATAGATTTGTCAGACATTATGACACTACCTTCGGGCAAGTTCATAGACTTGCCATAAACTATGGAGTACAACCTCCGTCGGGAACAAATGCTAAGAAAAAGGTCTCCGTAGCTGACTGGTATTGGCGCACTCCGGGAGATGAAGTAGTCCACGCTGTGTTGGTGAATGGTCTACCGGATAGGAGGAGTTGGTCATTTATCAAAGAGCCATATGTGGTGGAGGGTGTGAGTAAGATCCCCGTCTTGGTGGGGAAAGTGTCTGGCAGCCCCGGGGGACAAGGCGAGACAGGAAGTGTGCTATGGGAGAACGAGGGGGTGTACAAAAACTTCAACAGATGGTTGAGCTTCTTGATGACGTTGACGAGGGAACATGCTCAGGCGCCTGTGATAGCACATAATATACTTGACCTCGATGAAGAGAAGCTGCGACCTCTGTCCATAAGGGGTACGGGTGCAGTTATTACCACAGATGATCCGGAGGCTAGGATAGAGAGGGTCCAGACAGGGCCGAATGTGGTGGAAGTCCAACAGTTCTTGGGGATAATAGATGGGATGCTTCAGAGGGGGGGCTTTCCCTACTTAGTGTATGGGGGATTGGGCCGAGAGCTTTCGGGATTTGCCATCTCTCAGCTTCTCCAGGCAGCGGAGAGGCGGATAGGACCACAAGTTAGGCGGTTGGCCTTAGTGGATGGACTTGTCAGCCAACATTGGTTGGAGAGATTTAGGGACGGGGAGTTCGCCGAAGCAACTGTTAGTGGATACGAGGATGGGAATCCACGGAAGTCTTTTGTGGAGGACTTTACCCCCAAGAATGTACCTGAGAAGTTTAGGGTAGTTACAGAGGTTCCCATTAGGGTAGGGAATGATCTTATGGCAAGGATGGCGATAGCGAGGCAGGCTTTGGGGACAGCTGCTCCTCTTCTGGATCACGCGACCATTCTTGATGAGATATTGGAGATGCAAGACCCAGCGTTGATTGTGGATAGAATTACGGGGGATGAGGCCCGAAAGCTAGAGCTTCCCCTTAGGGTGGCTATAGAGCTGAAGAAGGACGCGGCGGTGTTGAGAGCTGAGGGTGGGCCAGGGACAGACGAGGCCGCAAAGCTCTTGGAGCAGATGGCTGAGGGTATTTTGCAGCAAGATAGGCAACAAGGGGGGGCGCAGCCTAGACAAAGAGTGGCGCCCCAAGATATGCCCCCAGAGGCGTTTGGGACCTCCCCAGATGCCGTGAGAGCGGCGAGGAGTGAGGGGCCAACTAATGTGCGGGAGGAATAATGCCTGATCTAAAGTGGACCAAGAAAGAACTAGCGGCATTTAACCAAGCATTCAACCTCTGGTTTGCTGAGATCAAGGAGAGCTTAGAGGCTTCCGCTTTTAAAGCTATCCATATTGGGCCAATTGCACTGGAACCTGGGATGCCACCTGCTCCATTCTTAGCAGAGGAGCATTGGGTAGAAGCTAAGGGGGAAGTGGCCGCTTTAGAGAAGAGGCTCTATGATTCCGCGCTGGATGCTACCAAGGCGGCGTACGAGCGTGGGAAGTACATAGAAGATTCAATGGGTTGGGCAGAAGGGGTTCTGGCTAGTTTTGCCGTTATGCCATCCCTGGCAGACATAGCCAACTTAGCCCATGTTCTATGGGGTGCGGAAGACAGTATAGCTAAGTCTATTCGTATCAAAGAGGGATACGAGATCTCGGAGGCACAGGGGGAAGAGGAGGCGGAGTTTATACTCGAACTCTACAAATGGGCCACTGGGACATATGGAGTATCCTCGCTGGAAGGTTTATCAAAGGAAGATCTGGACAATCCCCGAAAGAAACCAACGCTTTTTGATGAGGTTTGGGATTCTGTACTAGGAGCTGTTAGGGGGGACCAGGACTCCATAGCAAAACTTGTCACTTATGTGGACAAATACCCTGGCTTCCGTACAGCTTTACCTGGTATTCTTGCCACTATTCCCAGTATTGTACCAGATGGGGCGAAGTTTACCCAAAATCTAATAGATGAGTGGGAGAGCGTCAAGGAGAAGCAAGATACTCCATGGTCTATTGCAATCGAAGAGGCGAAGTTGGACATGTTGGGGAGGCTAAGTCCAACAGGGGAAGTCTCCGTTGCTCAGAGGATTCTCTTGGATGGAGAATTTGATTATGAGACAATCGTGCGTGATGATCCAAATGTCGCCCATGTTTTGCAGTACTTTGATGGGCCAAATCTGGGGACCCACATAAGTTTTACGGAGTTCCAAGATCAGTATACGGCATTTGTGAACAGGAGATACCAGACCGCAGAGGGTAGGCTCATGGCGATGGACAGAATGGGTGAGATGTGGCAGGCGTATGTAGACGCAGCGCGGGCGGCTTATGGTAGGGCTGTAGATGACATAAAGTCAAAGCAATTAGCTATAGAGCAACAAGAAATAGATCCAGGCTTTGAGGGTTTATCACAGGTCCAGATAGAGCAGATGTTTCCCTCAGAGTTTGGGTTCCTTAATACAGAACAGTGGCTTGCTGGAGAGGCTATAGATTCCCTCGCCGGTGCTCCTAGTGTATTTGAGGAGGCCAAGATCGCAATGGAGCCAGAAGAGTTCTTTAGGAGATTTGGGGTGGAGATGGAGTGGGCGAGGGCAACATTTCCCCAAAGAGGGGATGAGACTCAGGGTGAGTACGAGAAGAGGACTAAGGACTACGCCAGAGGTTTAGCTGCAACATACGCAGATAAGATGGGGATAACAGACAGGGTAGAGATAGATAGGCTATATAGGGAAATCTACGACGAGGTTACGAGGTTGGGTACGGTTTTCTCCACAGGGGAAAGACTTTACGAAGCTGAAGTGGAGATGGAGGGTGATATTCTCGCTATGTTTGATATAGACGAGGAGTGGGCAAAAAAGGCATTTCCTAAGAGAAGTGACGAGACTGAGGCGGAGTGGAGGCAGCGAACTAGGAGATACGCCGAAGTTCTAGTCGATAAATATAAGGTGATTACTGGAAAGTCTGCGAGTGTTGAAGAGCTTTACTCAGAGATCTTGAGGATGGGTTCCTCTTTCTTCGTGGAAGATATTAAAGCAGCCGCGAAACCTAGTGCGGAAGTGTATGCAACTTGGACAAACATGTGGTTGCGGACCACCTTTGGTGTATCGTTGGAAGAGGCGAGGAAGACTAACCCAGGGCTAGTAGAGCAGGCAATCAGAGTGCTAACATCCGAGGATTCCTACATGCCAAAGCATTTAGTCCCACGTGCACCAGGAGAGGTCTCCACTGCTTATAGTCAAGTTATTAAGAGGGAGATAGAAGAGCTGCTTAAATCTGTACCAGTAGGGGAGAGGGCTACGGCGAGGGCTATTGCCCAGGCAGAGAAGCTAGAGGGACTTATAATGTCCATGTGGAGGGAACATCCAGGGAAGGCTCCTGATGTTACCTTGGTGGAGTCCCGTTATAGGGAACAGTACAACAGGATGCTTGAGGGTGGAATAGGTGCAGACAAGATAGAAGAGCTTTTGGGGGATTGGAAGGAGGCCACACTTAGGGCAGGGGGGATGGAATTAGAGACTCCCGCAAGGGCGAGGTTGGTAGACTTCCGTGAGTGGTTGAGGGGAATGGACCTTACGGCTTTGGTGCCTTCGTTGGGGAGGTTTAAGGTAAAGGCCCAGAAGTATATACCGACGGTAATGGGTATGGGAGCGCCACTCCCAAGGAGATAACATGCCTGATGGATTTAATCTAACCGACGAAACACGGAAGATGCTCCAGGACTTTCTGCGGCTTAGTCGACGGGAGGCTGGGCAGGAGAAACCTGTGTTGCCTGAGTTGGAAACCCGATGGGGTTTATCTCCGGAAGAGGCCCAGCAGACTCGCCAAGCTGTAGCACAACCAGAGTCTCAAACGCCGGTAAGGAAGCAGTCTTTGTTGGAGAAGATTGGCCGCCCTATAGGGTATTATGTAACACACGCTATACCAGGCGCTGCGGAGGCTTTGACGAGACCGTTGATCAAGGCAGGGATAGAGCAGCTTTATGGAGTGGCCGCGAGGGAAGCATACGAGAAATCAGAGAAAGAGACAGTAAGGGACTTTGATGCTGTGAGGAAGGAGAGGGGTCTCTTTGGGGCCATCAGCGAGTGGCTGCGAGATCAGAGTGAGGTTCGGGAAAAGCGCCCAGGGTTATTTTGGGGGGAGAAGTTTTTTGGAGAAATTATCTTAGATCCCACGACGTGGATGGGTTGGGGCGTGGCCTCGAAGATTCCCGTTTTGGGGAAACTTGGTCTTGGGGCTGTTTTTGATACAGCTCCAAAGGCTGCCGCACAAGCCATATTCTGGCCCGCTAAGGTTCTTAGGGGAGGGGCTACCGCCATTTCGAGTCCCATACTGAGGAGGATTATCCCCTTCGCCAAGAGTGAAAAAGCTGTAGCGGCGAGTGTTGGCGACAAGGTGCGCCAGTCTATGTCGGAGCTTATAGGTACTGAAGCTATTCTTGGGAGAAGTAAGAGTGCTACCAAAGGGGCGATTGAGCATCTTCAAACTCTTGGGAGATTGGACCTGGTGGATGATGAGACCGTCGATGCGGCGATGGGAATGGCGAGGGCGCAGAGAGCTTCTGCGGTGGAGAGCGTGAGCAAGTCCCTCGACGATGGAGAAGAGATAGCGCGGAGGGCGATGGAGTATGGGGCCGCTAAGACCCCTGAGACGGGGGATTTCTTAGTGGACTTAGCTATGCTAGAGCCTGAAGAGTTTATCGCCAAGATGGGTAGTATATCCGAAAAGATGACCTCTATGGAGTTGCAGGTGGAGTGGGAGACTTGGCTGAGGGGAACCAACTCCGTGGTGCGGGTGCTGACAGAGTTTATGGGGCATCAAGGTACTTGGTTTGAACGTAGGATAACCAAGCCCCTTGTCCTGGAACCCGCGAGAGCACTTTTGGTCTTTGCTAACTATGGGCCATTTAATCTCTTCGAGGATGTCTTGCGAGTTATCCAGGGGGGCCATTTTCCTACACCTATTGACTACGACTTCTTGGCCAGGTCCTGGGCAGGTAGAGCACTCCCCAGCTCGCTGACAAACCCCTCGGAGTATGGACAGATAGGTAAGCTCTTCGATGTGGATATAAAGAAGCTGCCTTGGCCCCTTAGACTTCCTGGTATTGCTCACATAGCTGGACCATTGAACAACTTTAATCTTCGGATACAGAACTTCTCCTCTCAGATACGGAGGGGGTACTGGCACAGGGAGGCTTTTACTACAATGCAGAAGCTGGCCCAAGAGTCGGGGATCGAGGAGCTGTCGGCATGGAAGGGTATAAAGGCCGCGATAATGAGACCTCCTCCTGGAGATCCCCATGTGGTGGGTACTCTTGGTGATATGGTTATGCAATTAGCTTATAGAGGTGAGTTCGACGCCATCCCAGCTGCTATAGCATCGCACTCCGCCTTGAAGAGACCCATGCTGAACAAGGCTATGGAGGGGATGCCTAATCTCCACCCGGTCATAAGGACCAAGATGGTAGACAGAGTTGCCGATCAGGGAATGGGGGTTTTGGAAGGCCCCGGGAAAGAGGCTCTTAGGGCGGAACTGAGAAATGATGCCTTTGAGGTATTTAGGATCTCTACCGATGTTTTGGACGCGAAGGTGAGCGGCTACGTAAAGATGGCGCAGAAGGCTTTGGATGCAGCCCCAGATGTGATAGACCCCGATGAGGTCGTGACGCTTACCAACCAAGCCATCTCGATGGTTTCTTCATATCTACTACAGCCGAAGAAACAGCATGATTTGTTTGTCCCTATGGCCTTACAACATCATGGTGCTACTAAGGGTGCGCTGTTTGGTGGTTACTTCAAGGAGGTAGATAAAGTCGCCAAATCAGCGAAGACCCAGTTTGCAGCTCTTGGGGATATTATTAGTGGTTTTAGTAGGAGGCTGGCGAGGGTTGAGGGAGTTGAGCCTACGAAGGCTCATCTTAGGGAGTTATCTAAGTTCTTGGACAGCAAAGCTCGGTATTTTGAAAACTATCAGGGGGTTCACCTTAATATTAACAAGAGATTCTTTCCGGATAACAGGGCGGGTGCAGAGTGGACTAAGCAGATAGATCGTCTTGTCGATGGTGATATGACTGCCCTCAAGGAGCTACCCAAGGAGTGGCGCGAGGTCTTAGAGAGGAAGACTCATGGAGTAACTATGGGAGCTGACTACACCGTTCCTGGTGTACGGGTAGGTAGCGAGCCAGTAGGAGTTAGAGCAGCTGCGAAGGGGGCCACTACTGTAAAGGCCAAGCAAGAACTAAGAATAGAGATAGAAAGAACATTTAGGGAAGCATACGATGAGGCTAACTTTGTTGGCTACCAAGTGACCCAGGGTAAGCCCCTTGATGATCTAAATGAACTAATAGAAGCGATGGAGAACTCCGGGTTGATGGGACCTAGAGTGGCTCCTCAAGCCCACAAATCTCTCTCAGCGCTGGAGGCTGTGGTGGAGCCTGCTACGACTAGGCTTGGCAAAGAGCTTGCTGTGCTGGAGGACAAGATGGCAACTGGTCTTCTGGATGAAATAGATACCGCGTTTGAGCTTTTTGAGGGTGTGGCCCGAAAGATGGCTGCTACTCCTAATGAGCAAAAGGTTCTCGCGGCATGGCTTAATACCGTACACGAGGCGACAAAGAAGTTGGGGAAAGGTCCTATAGCTACTCTTAAGGCAAACGCCACAAAAGCTGCCGATTCAGCGGACACTGCCCTAAAGCAGGCTTTCACCAACTACAGTGACAACTCCGTGATGGACGAGTACATGAAGACTCTCTTCCCCTTCTGGCAGTACCAGTCTAGGTCATGGCCTTGGTTGGTGTCCTCGATGGTATCGCACCCAGGGATAGCTACCGCTCTTGCTCCACAGGGTAGATTCTGGCAGGTTACGGATGAGGGATATATCCCTACATCTATTCTTGATATGCAAGTTATGCCCTTGAGGGGAACTGTCTACGGGCGCATGAAGAGGAGGTGGAGAGGAGGCTATCCCCAGAGGCTGTCTGGCTGGGCTGGCCGGTTTGAGGGGATAATGGAGAATATGGAGAGTTGGGGCTTCTTCCCTGCTATGATATGGACTATTCCCATCGAGATGGCGTTGAGTTTGACTGGTGGAGGAGCATCTGCTGGAGCTGAGACGCTGTCTGGTTTGGTAGAGGGTCTCCCCGCTGTGCCAGCTAGTATCATGGATGGGGTAATTGCACTAAGTAGGATTGCTGGCCCAGGGTGGACTAATACGTTTGCGGAGAATATATTTCCTAGCAAGTTCAGGTCTTACTATATGGCAAAGATGCTATATGAAGCACATGGGGTGTCTGTGACGGAGGCGCGAAAACAAGACCACGAGGATTGGATAGCTGATGCCTATCAAGCTGTGGCTCTTAGACAGATGGTCGAGGAGCAAATGTCTCTCACCAGGATAAATCCCGACAAGTATGCAGCAACCAAAGAGCGTTTTGACGTAGTGATGGCTAGTGAGCTTGATGTAGAACTCGATCAGGTAAAGAAGTGGAGAGAAGAAGCCCGTATAGCAGGTGTAAGACTCTCCGAGATCGTTCCTATGTCGAGGATACAGAGAGCTAAGTTGGGGATGATAGAGGGTATAGAAGCTATCTCTGAGGCTGGACGGGTTCTATCCCCGGAAGAGAGAAGTGGATACCTTAGAGCTAAGTCTGATTACTACACCACGAGAGAGACGGTGAGAGAGGACCATAGAGAGCAGCAGGAGATGGACGATTCCTTGTTGCAAGCTGGGGAGATCTCCGCTAAGATGTGGAGAGAAAACCTCTACAGCAGAACACAGGAGTATAGAGCACTTGAAAACATGTTGCTCTCTGAGTACTATGGGCAGATAGGTAGAACAGATGAGGAACGAAGGGCATTGATGGAGAAGTTCGGGATGGTTCCTTCTATAGTACACCCAGTGGATACCGTCTTGGATGCTTTCTTCTCCATGTTGCCTCCAATGGCCAACGATGGGACTTCCGATTGGGGTGCTTTGAGTATGGCTAGGGAGGAGCTACTGGACTCCCTCCCAGAGGAGACAGGAAGGGAGGTTAGAGACTACCTTAGTAGAAATCAAACTCCCCTTGTCAGAGAGTTCTTCGCTGGCTCCCCGAAGGCCCTACCCTACTGGCGCACCGAAGAGGGGATCGTAGCCATGTACAGTAGCTTTGGGATGAATGATTGGGCCGACTACTATGGGCAGGTATTTGAGTCCCAAAAGAAGCTCTTCAATGAGTGGAACTTCATGCTTCGACAGGGGGAGGTCGTCCCAGTAGCTCTTATGGAGAAGTCCAGGACGATGGACTTTATAGCAAACAAAGCCAAAGCTCTATACCGTAGGTGGTTAATAGTTGACCCAAGTGCTCCTGGGCATGATCCAGAGCTTGGCGGGTATCTATTGAAGTTTTATGAGAGGGAGATTTAAGTGTCATACACTCCCTTTGTGCTACGCCCCCCTAAAGGAGGAGGGGCCAAGGTCATCCACCGGATAACCCTAGCCCCAGGATTAGAGCCTGTCACCGCTTAGCTTTTATATTATACCATAACTTATTGGCCATGTCAAGTTTTACGAGAGAGAGATCTAACCTTGGTAGGGAAATGCGATGACCACCCGAAAGGGTGGCCTCGCGGCCCGGCTATCAAAACAGTCCGGGGTGTCGGAGCTTGTAGCTCAAAGGAAGAGCCTCACTTTACGAACAATGGTATTATACCACACTCTATTGAGCATGTCAAGTTTCCCCAACTTGACATAAAAACTTGACATAATGTACCAGATGTGGTATAATACCATTAGACTTGTGGATACCCCCACAGGGACTTCGAAAGGACAATCCCAAAGGGATTTCAGGAGGAAAGATGGCCGACGAGAGCATTTCTGAGGGAACTCAGGATACAGCGAGCGTAAGCGAGGAAAAGTTCCGGGAATATCAGGCGTTTAGGGACAAGCAATACAACGACCTGTCAGCGGAGCTAAACAAAGCCCGAGAGGAAGAGAGGGACGCTAAGGCAACGGTAGCAGTTTTCAAAGAAGGCGCCGATGACGATACTAAGGCGAGGGTGGACCGAGAGTTCAACCTCAAACTTAGAGAGGCAAAGGTAGTCGAGGGTGAGAGGGGATTCGTGAACCGCGAAAAGACTCTTATGGCAAGAGAGCTGGTAACTGAAGCCAAGGCTAACTACGGGGTTGAGATAGACCTCCAAGAGCTGTTAAAGCTCGGAGATAGAGGCGAGATGGCAATAGCGGTGATGAATAAGGTAATGTCGGAGTCGAAGGGTAAACCCGCAGGGGACAAGCCCAAACTCCCACTAGGCGGAAGCACGCCGGTTAAGTCCGAAAGTCGCTATCAGCAAGACGATTTCACTACGGGCCTAGGAGATTTCTTACGCGGTGAAGGCCGAGCGCCGTAGGTTAATTTTTACCCAATGCGGGGGCAACCTATGGCCAGAGCCGCATAAGGTGAATGATGGCAGCAGAGTATCTCACATTAGCTGAGGCACAAAACTACCGCCAGAACGCGTTTGACGCGGACATCATCGCCAACATCGTGAATCTTAGCCCGATTCTCGCTGGTGGAATAAATGTACCTGGTGGGGCAACGCCCGCTGCCCTCCCCTTTCGGATTATCAACGACAGAACGCTGTCGATTCGACGCGAGACTACCGAGCCTACTGTAGACTGGTATGATCCTGGTGAGCCCGTAACTGGCGAGATCGCCACTGCTACGGCAACCACCTTTACCATTCGTGGGCTCAAGACTCGCCTCCCGATACCCCGAGAGGTCCAGGAGGGTTATTCCTCGCTGATTGACCAAGTTGCATCACAGGCGCGTATGCAGCTAAAAGGTATGGTCTCTCAGTTTATGACTACCTTCTATTATGGGGACAACGCGACGAATAGCAAAGAGACATCCGGTCTCCAGAAGTTGGTGTCAACTACTACTCCTGATATGCACATTGATGGTACCAAGGCTACTGGTGATGGTGCAGAAGACGCACTTAGCCTGGTGCTTATGGACGATCTGTTGATGCGGATGAAAGAGGGTGTCGATATGTTCGTCACCACTCGCCAGATGTATCGTAGATTTATTGCAGCCGCAAGGGATACCGCGACTGGTATCGGCGGAAACTTACAGTATGGTCTAGCGGAGTGGGGCAAGCCCGTCCTCATGTGGGGCGGAGTTCCCCTATGGCCCGATGACTATATGGTTGACAATGAGACCATTACCACTGCTGGTGTCTACTCTGGGCGGTCTGCAACCCCGGCTACGGACGACTGTTCGTCCATTATAGCCGTAAAGTTTGGGCCAAACCATCTTCATGGGATCAGTTTTTCCCAGCCTGGCCCGAAGGTAACACTCCTTCGGGGGCCGACGCAGGACTATGATGGTGATATTATATGGATAACGTGGGACGTTGCGGTGATGATGAAATCCAACTACTCTATTGGTATCATCAATGCGCTAGACGCTTCTACGGCTATCCTAGCGTAGGTGTGAAATGGCTGTAGATCCTACCGTTCTGGCCTGTGGAAAGACCCGGAACCACTTAGCTACCGGGGGTATTAAGGTAGGGCAACTCGTCTATGACGATGGAACTCGACTGGTTGCCGCCGCTGCCTCCGCTGCTACAACCGCTGCTATGTATGTTGTTACCGATGGACATGCTGTGTCAACTGACGAGAGGGTAACTGTGGCGAAGTGGGCTATCTTTGAAGATGCCGACTTAGCTTATACCGTAGCTGGACTAATTTACCTCAGCGAGACCGCTGGGGCGTTTACCCAGACACGACCCACTACCGTCGATGCCCTGAAGCAAGTAGTGGGACGTGCCCTTAGTGCTACTAGGTATGAAATATCCGTAAAGGACCCCTACGAGCAGCCTATAGATGGTATCTTCGTTGGTGGCTTACTGGCTACCGCTGGACCCATCCAACTGGACTCCGGTGACTTCATCGGTATGTCCCTAAAGGCTGCCGCTGATGCAGTGAACTTCACTGCCCGCGTTCCGGCTAACGCCGTTGCGTTGATTAGTGCCCATATGATGTGGTGTATTGAAACCGCCATACAGACGGGTACTACCTATACCGTGGACGTGAGTGCAGCTCACCACAGTGATGTACACGATGCCGTCTCAGATGGCATTACTGCCACTGACTGGGGTGCTGCGACCACCGCTGATGACATTGTGGAGACTGACATCTCCGCAGCGTTTAATGCCACTGGTGTGATTGAACCCGACAAGATTTTGGGAATAGCCATCGCTAAGGCTGCTGAGGCAGCTATTGGGGAAGATCCCATCGTCCTCGGAGTTCGCCTAGTATTCCGCTGCGTGTAAGAGCGCATGGGGGCGGGGTTTTCCTCCTTTGCCTCGCCCCCAATAGATCTTAAAGGGGTATCATGGGAGGTGATTAGGCATGATATACGAGTCAATCGGTGACGAGAAGTTGACAGTAGCTGGTACTGCTGTTGGCTTTGCCGCAATTCCCACAACTGGTGTTCTCTACTATGCGCTTGTCAGCGTGGAGACCGCTCCTGTTAGGATAAATGCTTTTGCAACCCCTACTGCGGGGGGTGCTGAGGGTTCGATCTTAAAGTATCCCGGCGAGTCGTTCAAGGTTTGGGGTTCAAAGGACATTGATAGCTTTAAGGCCATTCGGCAGACAACCACAAGTGGTGTTCTTCAGATACTTTATTTTGGGACCAAATAATGTCTATTGAGCTAGATCCACAAACTGCCCCATGGTATAGAATAAACGCCCTAGACGATGTTATTGTTGGTCTAGGGAATGACAAAGATGGAGTTCTTGTTCTTGACTCTGCGGGCCTCACCGCAGATACAGCTTTGGCTGGGGTGCTAATAGGTACGCCTGTTACACCTGTTTTACCAGCTAATAGTGTTATCATATCGAATATCACTGCTAGTGGTGATATTCTTATAGCCGCCAATAGAGGTGGCAACTCTGAGGCGTATGTTCATATAGATTCCTCTGCTGGTGTGTTGTACCTGACACCCGTCCAGGGTGGCCTTATGGTGGGCCTAGCCGCGGACGCTCCCGCTCCTGATGGAGCAACTGTTCACATTTGGGCTGCCACCGCTGGGGCGGTAACAGCAAATGCTGCTGCCTTGCTGGTCTTGGAGACAAGCTCCAATACCCAATACCTCCAATTCCTTGGCCCCAGTACCACCATAGCAGCTGGACTTTTGTTTAGCAATCCAGGTAATGATAGTATTGGTTCCTTTGTCTACGATAGGGCTAATGACAGATGGATTACGAGCATGACGGGGGCCAACAAGCTGTTGTATTCTCCCGGAGCCTTTGCCTTCCAAGAGGCTACAGCTATTAGTACCTCCGCGGGTGCGCTGACGCTGAACCCAACCACTACTGTTATTATCCCCGATGATAAACTATTTACACTAGGTACAGATGGTGATGGGGTACTCCTTAATGTAAGTGCTGGCCTGGCGGCTAACACAGCTTTGACGGGTGTGCTGATAGGGACACCAGTAGCCTACGCTCTAGCTGCTAATAGTATTGTTCTAGCTAATGTCACAGCAGCGGGGGATATGGGATTTGCGGTAAACAATGGTGGACACTCTCAATTATTTATCCACATGGACACATCTACAGGGGAGCTTAACCTGCGACCCTCGGTGGTTATCGCTGCCAGGAGTGACATTCAGCCTTATGGAAATATCCTATTCCAGACATCTACAAGTATCATGCAGGCCCCCAATAGTAACAATGCCTATGTGCAGATAAAGGCAAAGACTAATAGTGGGAGTATGACAGAGATTGAGCGTTGGGCTGGAGCCGCTATCCCTTATGTCTCACACGGTGCTTCTCAAGAGAATAAGTTCTACAGTAGCGGACTAGCGGAGTTTGGTGGTGAGGTTGAGCTAACCACAGCTCATGGCATAACAGATGCAGCCCACCCACATGCCATAGCTCGTGGAACCTATGACTTTGCCGTTAGCGGGGGTGCCACAAGCACTATAGGGTTGGGTGTAACCATCCCTGACAACGCTATTGTTATTAAGGCGTGGTATGAAGTTATCACGACACTCACAAGTGCCACAGGGCCTGACAACGCTACAGTCTCTCTCGACATACCAACAGATGACGCAGCAGGTCTCTTAGCTGCCATCGCAATCAACAATGGAGCAAACCCCTGGGATGCTGGACACCATGCCTGTATCCAGGACGGGACAGTAGCCAACTTTGCAAACAAGTGCACGGCAGCCAGGGAGCTATCCATGACCATAGCGGTAGACGCTCTCACGGCAGGTAAGTTCATTCTGTGGGCTGAATATATAGTCAGTGATTAGGGAGGAAGTATGGCAAAAACTGTAACAGTGGATGGGACCCAAGTTGAGAGCATCAAGATAGAGGTCTCTGAGGGTAAGGTATCCGGCCTCAAGATCTTCACGGAGGTAAGCTATGGGACCTTTGGGCGACATGAGGTACTGGACCTTTGGGCGAAGCTAACTGTCGGCCAAAAAACAACCCTTCAGGGTATAGTAGATAAAGCTCTTAACGCTGTACAAACAGAATACTTGGGGTAAACCTTGACAATTAGGGGCTAAAGCAGTATAATAGAGGGAAAAGGAGGAACGCGATGATGTATCTAAAGGACGAGAAGCCCTTCATGGCGATCACCGGTGAACCACTAAAGGTACAGGGGGAGACCGGGGAGCTTGTAGACGGTGATCTACGAAGTGTTCTGGAGACTTGCCTGAACACTTATGTTCCCCCGCAGGGCCAAGCTCCCACGACAGAAGACTGGAGAGCTGTGAATGTGATCTTCGGGGTTTTGGAGGAGGGTCCGGACGATGGCTACTACGCCTTTGAGACAGCACATTTTAATGTGCTCAAGGGGATTATAGGTTATGTGGCGCCGTTGATCTTGCGCCGGAACTCGCCTCATCTATTGGATTCTCTTAATGGAGCGACGGACAAAAAGGCTGCTTAGATGGTGGTTGCTAATATTCGCCCTCTACAGCCCAATAGAGCTGACACGCGTGATCTTGGAGTACA